GTCCTACGTCCTCACAATACGCAAAGTTATCAAAGTTTGAAATTTCCATAATAATCACCTGTTTAGTTAAAGTTAAATAAATATAAGTGAACCTACTGGTTTAGTCAATAGGCTCTATATATTTACTTATAATCTAATTGGTAAGCGTTGTTCTGCTGACTTATAGCATTCTTTATCATACGCATCAGACCACGCTTCACTATATTCATTGATGCCATAATCGCTGATAGTTTCATCAGGCTCTTGGTCGTAATCCAGTATAACCGCAAAGACTGCTAAGGTTTTAAATAGATGCCCAGTCTCTGACTGCTCAGCTTCTGTAGTAGGTCTCTGCCATTTAATATAAGTAAAATCTACTGACTCAATAGCTTCCTTAGCTTCCTTATAGCCATAGGTTTTAGTCAGTAATTCACCATCTCCACCATCACGAATAACCAAACGGAAGCCCTTATTGATAGCATATTTAATGTTATGTAAGTAAGCCTTTTTCATATGTACACCTATATAGTTAATTAATTGATACGTACATAATATAGAAGTACAAGCAGATTACCAATAACTTTTTTGCATATAGATTAAGATTGTCATAACTAAATGTTATACCCTATGTTATACCAAGATACGCTAGGCTCTAGCCCAGTGATAGCAAGGGTTTCAGAGAATCCCCGCGATTAAGCCTATAACCCATGCCATTATATAGGCTGACCATAACCCCGCTTAGAACGCATTATATTAGCTTATAGGACTATATAACCTGAGTGCATAACATAGGTATGACAATATAACTAAATGTTATTGGATTACTGGTGTTGTTCTATGGTAGTCGATTGTACCCCTGAGGTATCCGCTAGCATACTCACACTTACCCCTCAAGGATTCCTTGTGACCGCCTTGAGTATACTGGTCACTGTGGATAACCTGTGGATAACTCCTGTGCCTGTGGATAACCTGTGGAAAGCCTGTGGATAACTGGGGGCGGGGGGTGCGTGGGAATATTTATAGTGTGACTGTACCCGCTCGTATACAAAAAAAGCCAATATTCAATAAAAGGTTATAACCAAAAGTAATACCCTAAGTGTTTGTTTTCCTTATGTATTCTAATGGCGGGGATATGTATGACCAATATAATAAAAAAGGTCACTTAAGTGGGGAACTAAATGCTCCAATCGCGGGTCTAAATAAACTAAAGAAATACCTTGACATTTAATCTAAAGTATGGTATAATATGTTTATAATATAGAGTAATTTAAAGCCTTAAGTATACTTAAGTAGTCTTAGTTATTATACTTTAATGATTATACTTTAAAGTTAAATACTAAAGCGTTCCTAAGTATTCTTAAGATAACTTAAGGAGAGTCCATTGGACAATGATAAAGCTACTCCGAAAAGGAGAAGGGGCAGACCACCGAAGTCAGAGATGGTGTCAAGAAAGAAAGGTCAGACTGGTTTGTCAAGGGGTCGCCCGAAGGGTGATGCCGCTATCATCAACGAGTACAAAGGTAGGATGTTGTCATCCCCTAAGTCTCGTAAAGTATTAGAATCAATATTCGATGCGGCACTTAACGATGACCATAAGAATCAAGCCGCCGCATGGAAGCTAGTCATGGATAGGATATTACCTACAGCGGTATTTGAGAATGATGTCGTTAAGGGTGCAGGTAAGTCAGCAATACAGATAAACATTACTGGAGTTGGTGGAGAGACCACGGTGGTGTCAAATGAAGGTAGTGTCATTGACGATGGGGAAATCATAGATGGCTAAGTATTTTAATCGTAAAGAGTTTGCCTGTCAATATACAGGTAGGAATGAAATAAGTCCTGAGTTGATTGATAAGTTAGATGAACTCAGAGAAGCCTGTGGTTTCCCATTCATAATCACATCAGGATATAGAGACGCAACACACCCCATTGAAGCTAAAAAAACTAAATCAGGAACTCATGCACAAGGTATTGCCGCAGACATTAAAGTTAACAACGGTTTACAGCGTTTTAAAATCGTTGAGGAGGCTATCAAACTGGGTTTCACGGGAATTGGAGTTGCTCGTAGTTTTGTCCATGTTGACATCCGCAGTCCTGACGATACAACCCCTTTTGTAATGTGGACCTACTAAGTGACTGAACTTAATGTTTCGTTACTACCGTGGCAACAAACAGTATTTGAAGATGAGACTAGATTTAAGGTCATAGCCGCAGGTAGACGTACAGGTAAGTCAAGGTTAGCCGCTTGGATGCTAATCATCAGGGCTTTACAATCGGATAAGGGTCATGTATTCTACGTTGCCCCTACACAGGGTCAGGCTAGGGACATTATGTGGCAAGTCTTGATGGAAATAGGCAACCCCGTCATAGCCTCTAGTCATGTCAATAACTTACAAATAAAGCTAGTCAACGGTGCAACCATAGCACTCAAAGGTGCAGATAGACCAGAAACCATGCGTGGTGTCAGTCTTAAGTTCCTAGTTATGGATGAGTACGCAGATATGAAACCAGAGGTCTGGGAGCAAATCCTTAGACCTGCACTAGCTGACCAAAAGGGTGAAGCACTGTTCATTGGTACGCCAATGGGACGTAATCACTTCTATGACTTATATACATATGCTTGTGTTGCAGAGGATGAAACCTTTGTAGGTTATCACTTTACAAGCTATGATAATCCATTGCTAGACCCTGAAGAGATTGAAGCGGCTAAGAAGTCCATGTCCGCATTTAGTTTCCGTCAGGAGTTCATGGCATCATTTGAGGCGCAGGGTAGTGAACTCTTTAAAGAAGACTACATCAAGTTTAGTGAGGAAGAACCTGAAACAGGTGGATACTATATTGCAGTCGACTTGGCAGGATTTGCTGACGTTGCTAAAGCCACAACAAAAACTAAACGACTTGACCAAACTGCCATCTCGGTTGTTAAAGCAAACGAAGAAGGTTGGTGGGTCGCTGATATTATTTATGGTCGGTGGGGTGTTGAAGAGACTGCGCGTAAGATTTTTGAAGCTGTCCGTGACTATAGACCGACTGCTGTGGGAATTGAAAAAGGAGCATTAAAGAATGCTGTCCTACCATATCTCTCAGACATAATGAAAAAGAATAATAGGTTCTTCCGTATAGATGAACTTACGCACGGTAATAAGAAGAAAACGGACAGGATTGTCTGGGCTTTACAAGGTAGGTTTGAACACGGTGCTATAACACTTAACAAAGGTGACTGGAATACAGAGTTTCTTGATGAACTATTTCAATTTCCTAATCAACTCGTACACGATGATTTAATTGACTCACTCGCCTACATAGACCAACTGGCTAACATAGCCTACACATCGGACTATGAAGAAGAAGATTACGAATACTTAGACGCATACGCAGGGTACTAATATGTTATTAGAAGATAAAGAAGAATTTACACTGGAACAAGACCTTGAGAACTGGGTCATAGATAAATGTGAAGGTTGGCGTAATCACTACGAGTCTAACTACTCACAGAAGTTTGATGAGTACTATCGCCTATGGCGTGGACAATGGGCGGCAGAAGACAAGACCAGAGAGTCTGAACGCTCTAAGATTATATCCCCTGCTCTACAACAAGCAGTTGAGTCATCCGTAGCGGAACTAGAGGAAGCTACATTTGGTCGTGGTAAGTGGTTCGACATTGAGGATGACGTTACGGACCAAGAGAAGCGTGATATAGCCCTTCTACGTGAAACCTTATACAAAGACTTCAAAAAGAATAAAGTCCGTAAGAGCGTAGCTGAGTGCCTTATAAACGCGGCTGTATTTGGTACAGGTATTGCTGAAGTAGTCCTAGAGGAAGAAAAAGAGTTTCAACCTGCTACACAGCCTGTAATGGGCGGTGAATTAACAGCAGTTGGTGTCAACATTGTAGAGAAGACCTGTGTTAAGTTACGCCCTGTAATGCCACAGAACTTCCTTATTGACCCACTAGCTACGTCTGTAGACGATGCCTTAGGCTGTGCAGTAGATGAGTTTGTCTCTATGCACTCTGTAGAGCAACTACAGGAGCAAGGTGTCTACCGTAACATCTTCGTGGGTGAAGCCGCTTCGGACTTTGACATTGAACCAGACAAAGACTTAGCTGTATATGATGATGATAAAGTACGTCTAACTAAGTACTACGGTCTTGTACCCCGTCACCTCCTAGAGAAAGCACAGAAAGAAGATGATGAAGGTGAAGTAGAGGAACTAGTCGCTAGTGAAGAGGATGATTCCTACTACGTAGAAGCTATCGTTGTTATTGCTAATGACGGTACTTTACTTAAAGCTGAGTCTAATCCATACATGATGGGTGACAGACCTATCGTTGCATTCCCGTGGGATGTCGTTCCTAGCCGTTTCTGGGGCAGAGGAGTATGTGAGAAAGGGTATAACTCTCAAAAGGCGTTAGACGCAGAACTACGCGCTAGAATCGATGCTCTTGCATTGACTATACACCCTATGCTTGCAATGGACGCTACACGTATGCCTAGAGGTGCTAGACCAGAGGTACGTGCAGGTAAAGTTATCTTGACAAACGGTTCACCTAGTGAAGTCATACAGCCATTTAACTTTGGTAATGTTAGTCAGCTTACCTTTGCACAGGCAGGTGAGTTACAGAAGATGGTACAGACAGCCACAGGTGCTATTGATTCAGCGGGTATCTCTGGTTCTATCAATGGTGAAGCTACTGCCGCAGGTATCTCTATGAGCCTCGGTGCTATCATTAAGCGTCATAAACGTACATTGATTAACTTCCAAGAGTCATTCCTAATTCCATTCGTAACTAAAGCCGCACACCGTTATATGCAGTTTAACCCTGAGAACTACCCTGTTGCGGACTACAAGTTCCACACTTCAAGTAGCTTAGGTATCATTGCCCGTGAGTATGAAGTTACACAGCTAGTACAATTACTACAGACTATGCAACCAGACAGTCCAATGTACTCACAGTTGATTATGTCCATCGTAGACAACATGAACCTAGCTAACCGTGAAGAACTAGTAGCGTCTCTACAACAAGCTAGTCAACCTAATCCAGAAGCACAGCAAGCACAACAAGCGGCTCAACAAGCACAGTTGGCATTCCAAGCGTCACAGACTGCGGCTCTACAGGGTCAAGCCACTGAGTCACAAGCTAGAGCGCAGAAACTTGCGGCAGAGGCTAGTGTTGTACCACAGGAACTTGAGATTGACCGTATTAAGGCAGTCACGGCTAATCTTAAAACAGGAGATGCTGATGACAAAGAGTTCCAGAAGCGTCTTAAAATATCAGAGCAGTTACTGAAAGAACGTGAAGTAGCTGTCAAAGAACAAGGAAAACCTAATGATAACACAGTACCAGTTCAACAAAGCACTGGAGGAAGTCAACCAAGCCTTCTCGAAAACTCTGAAGAGGTTGGAGGAATTGGAAGTCGCGGTCCAAGACCTCAAGGTGTCCCCTCAGGAGAAATCTAATGCCCGCAAAAAAACGAGACCCAAGACTAGCTAGAGCAGGAGTCTCTGGTTTTAACAAGCCTAAGCGTACAACTAGCCACCCTAAGAAGTCTCATGTAGTGGTGGCTAAAGAAGGTGACAAGGTTAAGACTATACGTTTTGGTGAGCAAGGAGCAAGCACAGCGGGTAAGCCTAAAGCAGGTGAATCCGCTAAGATGAAAGCTAAACGAAAATCCTTTAAAGCTAGACATGGTAAGAACATAGCTAAAGGTAAGATGTCAGCCGCATACTGGGCTGATAAAGTTAAATGGTAACGAGGAGATAACTATGCCATACGGTAAAGGTACATACGGTAGTAAAGTAGGAAGACCACCAAAGAAGAAAAAGACAGCAGTTAAGAAAAAGCCTAAGAAATAGCTTGACATTCTTAGTAAAATATGTTATAATATTCCTATAGTATACTTAAGTATATTATATAAATTAACAATTAAAGACTGTCCTTAAAGGAGAAACAGTAAATGAGTGATAGAGAACTAGAAAAGTATTATCGTTCCTTTGAAGAGATGTTCCGTTCAGATGGTTGGAAGAACTTAATGGAAGACATCAAAGGAAGTGCTGATAATGTCAATTCAGTCGAAGCCTGTAAAGACGACAAAGACCTTTACTTTCGTAAGGGACAACTTGTAGTCATGGCTAATATGCTGAACCTAGAAGCACAGATAGAAACAGCTAAAGAACAGCAAGATGAATCAGAAGTAGACGTAGACTAATGAGGTTTATGTTCGACTTCAAATGTGACAACGGACATGTTAATGAGAAGTTTGTAGACTCAGAGACAACTAAAGTACAGTGTCCAGATTGCGACTTAATAGCTAGAAAAATCGTTACACCTGTTACAATCAGCGGTGGAGACTCTTGGAAAGAAACACGGAAGTGGGCTAAGAATAGAGAGAAGCAGATTAAATATGAACGTAAACATGGCGTAACTTTGTAACCGTAAGGACAACTCCTGACCATAGAACCCTTACATTTAA